AAGGCTGTGTCCGGTACTAACGGACGGGCGGAGGGCTGCGAGGCGCTGCTCGCGCTGCTCCAGGACTCACAGTCGGACGCGCGGACCCTGGAGGCGGAGGTCGTTCGCCTGCTTCAGCGGGAGGCGCTCCTCCAGACTGAGATCGAGCGGCTCTCTGCGCGGGAGGCGGACCTCCAGGCGCGGGTCTGGACTCTCTCGGTCGGGCTGCGCGAGATCCTGGAGATTGGTCGCGGGCACTTGGGAGCGGGCGAGTCGTGACCGAACCCTGGAGAGCGGCGCTGGTCGACCCTCCGTGGCCGGAGCACGGCGGCGGGCAGATCAAGCGAGGAGCGGACCGGCACTACCCTCTCGTTCCTGTCGCGGACATGCTCGCGGTCGTCTCGCTCTCCTCCGCCTGGACTCCGGCGGAGGACGCTCATCTCTACCTGTGGGTGACGAACAACTACCTCCCGGCAGGGCTCCGGCTGATGGCGGACCTCGGATTCCGCTACGTCACGAACCTGTGTTGGGTGAAGTCCAGGTCGGGGCTCGGGCAGTATTTCCGAGGACAGCACGAACTCCTCCTGTTCGGAGTCCGAGGTCGCGGAATCGACCTCCGCTCCGACCGGAGGGATCTGTCGACGGTGATCGACTCTCCGCTGGAGGAGGGCGCGTTCGGCGCTCCGCGAACTCGGCACAGCGCGAAGCCCGGGCTGTTCCACGAGTTGGTCGAGGCGCGCAGTCCTGGTCCCTACCAGGAGATCTTCGCTCGCTCCGAGCGTCCAGGTTGGCGGTGTTGGGGAAACGAGGTGAGCAATGCTGATTGAGTACGAGACGATGGGATCGATCGCGCACAGGCTGCGGGAGTCGGCGGCGCGGCTGCGGATCACTTGGTCGCACGACCTGTATCGGGTCGAGCTTTTCTATCCCGCTCCGGAGGGAGCGGTCCAGCGATGCGTCGGAGAGGCGGGCAGACTGGAGGAGGCGGTCCTCTCTGCGTTCGACTTGGCGGAGTCGCTCGGGATCCTGCGAGGTCGGGCGTGATTTGCTCGCTCCGGATGGCGCGTGATACGTTTCACGAGTCATGGAACGGACAGAAAGCGAGCAGGCGGGAGCGAGCGAGCGGCGGACATATCTGTGCCGTCGCTGCGGCGCGTGCTCCGACCTCGCCTCCGACGTTCTCCGGCGGCGCTGCTCGCTCTGCGGGACGTTCGCGGAGGAGTTGGCGCTCCTGGAGTATCCCGAGGAGGCGCAGCCTCGGATCCGTCGCGAGGAGGGCTCCGCGTGTCGCGAGGACGAGGATCCGGTGACACAGGTCCGGCGAATCCCAACCGCGTGACCTCGGTCGAGGTCGTCCGGAGGCGGGCGCTCGCTCGACGGCGCGCTCTGGTCGAGGCGGCGCGAGATCGGACCGAGAGCTTCATCGAGTATGCGCTCTCGGACGAGGAGAGCGGGCGACCGCTGCGGAACGCTCCGTTCCACGTCGAGTGGCAGGAGTTCCTCCGGGCGAATCGGATGGCGGTCCTGATCGCTCCGATCGAGCACGCGAAAACGCTCCAGATCGGCGTCGGGAAGTCGCTCCACATGCTCGGGCGGAATCCGAGCCTGCGAGGAGCGATCATCTCCAACACGTCGGCGCTCGCGGAGAAAGTCCTCCGGAGCGTCCGGACTCATATCGAGCGGAACGAGCGGGTCCGCGACGTGTTCCCGACGCTCCGACCATCGAGCCGTCCCGAGGATCCGTGGCACGGGACCGCGATCACGGTCGAGCGCGAGACGATCGCGAAGGATCCGTCGCTCCAGGCGCTCGGAGCCTACGGTCCCGTGGTCGGCTCGCGGCTGGATTTCATCATCCTGGACGACCTCCTCGATTTCGAGAACACGCGGACCGAGGAGCAGCGGACGAAGCTCCTGGAGTGGTTCGAAACGACCGTTCTCACGCGGCTCGCTCCCGGCGGCGTCCTCTACTGCATCGGGACTCCCTGGCACCCGGACGACCTGCTCCACATCCTGGAGAAGCGTCCCGGGTTCGGCGCGCGGCGCTACTCCGCCGTGCTGAATCCGGACGAGGCTCCCGGTCACTGGAAGCCGCTGTGGCCGGAGCGTTGGCCTGTGTCTCGACTGCGGGAGCGGGCGGAGAATACGTCGGACATGGTCTTCGCTCGGAAGTACCTGTGCCGGGTCCGGATGGACGCGACGGCGCGGTTCAAGCAGGCGTGGATCGAGCGCGCGATCCAACTCGGGCGCGGGCTCACGCTCTATCCCGAGGCTCCGAAGGCGCAGGGCGGGATTCGATCGCTGGCCTGCTTCACCGGAGTCGACCTCGGGATAGGAGAGCGGGAGGAGAGCGCGCTCACGGTCCTGTTCACGATCGCTCTGAGGGACGACGGGCGGAGGCTGCTCGTGAACGTCGAGTCCGGACACTGGCAGGCTCCGGAGATCCTCGATCGGCTGGAGAGCCATTACCTCCGCTACAGTTCCGTGATCATGGTCGAGACGAACGGGGCGCAGCGGTTCATCGCGCAGTTGGCGGGCGAGCGGATCCCGGTCCAGTCCTGGAACACCGGAGCGAACAAGTGGGACGAGCAGTTCGGCGTGGAGTCGCTCGCGGTCGAGTTCCGCAACATGCAATGGGTCATCCCGAGCGGCTCGGGCGGCGATAGCGTTGTCCCGGAGGTCCAGTCCTGGATTCGGGAAATGCTCTACTACAGCCCGACAGCGCACACGGGCGACCGGCTGATGGCGTCGTGGCTCGCTCGCGAGGCGCTCCGACTCCACTCCGCTTCGCGCACACAGCATCTCGACACGCTCTCCCGGTAGCGTTACCCTCCGGCACTATGCGATTCGAACTCCGGCGAAACTTGGGCGCAGGCGCAGCGGCAGATCCGGACCCGAGGGCGAACCCGGGCGACGTGCCCGAGGAGGCGATCCTCCGGATCCCGTTCTCGCTCCGGAACACGGACTCGCCTCCGAGGCGGCTGCTCATCGCAGCGGAGGGAACGGGCGGGCAGGCGATCACCGTCGAGGTATGGGCGCAGGACGAGCCGATCGATCCGGGCGCGTCGCTGGCCACGGAACCGCAGCCCGGGCAAAGCGCGACGCGGCGCTTCTACCAGGCGACGACGGCTCCGGTCGCTGTGACGGTCGGGACGCTGCGCGAGTTCGCGGTGAACCACCCGGCTCCCGGCGAGGTCTACGTCCGCGTGACTGCGGCTCCTGCGGCGGCGTCGACGCTGCTCGTGTCGTGCGGATAACGCTCGCGCTGCTCCTGCTCTGCGCAGCCTGCGAGCCTGCGAACGGAGTCGGCGCGGAGACTCTCGACCGCGTCCTGGACGCGATCACGGAGATGGCTGCTCCGGCGCAGGAGACAGTCCGGAGCGGCTGCGCGAGGCGGGAGAGCGCGGCATCGAGCCTCCCGTCGCTCGACGCGGCTCGGGCGGAGATCGCTCGCGTCCGGTCGGACTGCGACGCGGTGTTCGCTGCGTTCGCCGTGGTGCGCGAGGCGCAGATCGCGGCGCGAGGCGCTGCGCAGGCGGCGCGGGACGGGCGGATCTCTGCGGAGGAGGCGCTCCAGGTCGGGCTCCGCGTCCGGACCGCATACGAGGCACTACAGGTCGCGCTCGCGACGCTGGACGACGGCGACCGATGGGAGTTTGCGCGATGAGTTGGGAGAAGATGCTGATGCAGTTCGCGATGCAGGCGCTCCCGGGCGTCCTCACGCGGCTCGGGGCTGGTCGCGCAGGCGAGGTCTTTCGGGAGTTGGAGAGCGACTACCGCGTGTGGCTGGAGACGAACGCTCCGGTCCTGCGGGCTCGGGGCGCGAACATTCCGGACCTCTCGGATCTGGTCGCGCAGGATCGCGCAGCGGTCGACGCTCGGATGAGAGAGCGCGAGGAGGCGGAGACTCCGACCAAGTCGAGGGAGGACGGCGACTCCGCCGGACTGCTCGTGAACGTCTTTCGGCGGGAGGACGAGGCGGCGGAGCGGGCGAGCGAGACTCCGAGCGAGACTCCGGCGCGGCGCAAGCGGAAGCGGGAGTAATCGATGTCGGACGGGAACTCGATCGGGCCGGATGAGCGTCTCTCGCCTACGCTGCGCGGACTGGACCTCGCCTACCTGTGCGGCTCCGAGCGTTTCCGGCGGCTCGATAAGCTGGAGAGTTACTACCGCTGCACGCAATACGACGGGCTCCGATACGACTGGAACGGGAACCTGCGAGGCTACGGCGGCGAGGCGGACATTCGTCCGGGCTGGTACGTCCCGCTTGCGCGCAGGCGACCGAGCGCGCGGTTCGAACTCGCGCGGCTGATCGTCCAGCGGTTCTCCGCGATGGTGTTCGGCGCGGAGCGATTCCCGCAACTCGTCATCGAGGGAGACGAGGAGGCGCAGGACTACCTCCGGGAACTCGCTCGCGAGGCGCGGCTCATGCCGAAGCTCGCGGAGGCGAGGAACAAAGGCGGCGCGCAGGGCTCCGCCTGTATGTCCTTTGGTTTCGTGGACGGGAAACCGAGGCTGAACGTCCACAATGCGAAGCACGTCGAGGTGCTGCGATGGGCGGACCGCTACCTGCACAGACCGGCGGAGGTTCTGGAGGCGTACAGCTACCCGAGGACGGTCTACGGGCAGGACGGGAAGCCGCGCGTCGTCCAGTTCTACTTCGCTCGCTACTGGAGCGAGACGGAGGAGATCCTGTGGGATCCGATCCCGGAGGAGCGAGCGCGCGGAGGCGCGTGGGTCGACAGCGTTCCAAGCCAGCGCGTGGCGCACGAGTTCGGATTCTGTCCGTTCTATTGGGCGCAGAACCGACCGGAGTCCGAGAGCGTCGACGGCGACTCCGACTTCGAAGGGCTCTCCGACAAAATCGATGAGATGAACATCCTGCTCTCCGCGACCTCGAAAGGGACCGTGGCGAACGTCGACCCGACCCTCGTGGTCAAAGACGACCCGATCAACAACACCGGGAAACTCCGGAAGGGCTCGGAGAACGCGATCTATTCGAAGGGCGGCGCGGAATACCTGGAGCTACGCGGCGACAGCCTGAAGGCGGCGCTCTCGCTCCTCCAGGAGCACAAGGACGAGGCGCTCGACACGGCGAGCGTCGTCCTCGCTCGACCGGAGATGGCGTCCAAGGCCACGTCGGCGGCGGCGCTGCGAGTCGTCTACATGCCGATGATCAACGCGGCGGACGTACTCCGCGAACAGTACGGGCAGTTCGCACAGCAGATTTGCACGGACATGCTCCGCGCGGCGCGGCTGATCATCGGGCGCGCTCCGGGCGAGATCGTCACGACGGCGGACGGACAGCGTCTCCAGCGTCTCCCGACGGTCGTGCTCGGTCCGAAGTACGGCGAGGACGGGACAGTCCAGGAGCGCGTCCCTGGTACGAGCGAGGCGGTGACCCTGAACTGGCCCCCCTATTTCCCGAACACCTGGAGCGATACCAAGAGCGCGGTCGAGGCGATCGTCGCGGCGGCTGGAGCCGGAACCTCGATCATATCGAGGCGGACAGCGGTCGAGAACATCGCGGCGATCTTCGGCATCGCGGACGTGGACCAAGAGATCGAGGCGATGGACGGCGACGCGGCGACGAAGATCGCGTTCGCGCAACAGGCGTTCGCGCAACAGGGCGACGGCGACGCGGGCGCGCAGGGCGGGGCTCCAGGCGACACGCAGGGCGGGCGCGGGTTCCAGGGCGAGAGACAGGACGACGGCGGCGAGGAGTAGCCTGTGGCGTCGGTCGATGAGGTCATCCTCGCGTCGCTCTCTCGGGCGAGCCAACTACTCGATGACGGCGCGGACGCTCCCGGGCTCCTGAAGATGTTGGAGGAGGCGGACGCGAGTCTGAAGCTCCGGCTCGCGACGATCGCGCAGGTCGCAGGCGGGCCGACGGGGAAATTCACCGAGGCGCAGGCGATGGCCTACCAGAAGCAGACCGGGCTCGCGATCGGCTACGTCAAGAACCGGATCGCGAAACTCACGCACGACCAGTCGCTCGCGGCGTGCTCCAGCGCGGTGAAGCAGGTCGCGACCGATCTCACGGCGCTCGACAAAGCGTTCACGGGCGTCGCGACTCCGCTGCGGCTGCGCGAGGCGGGGCAGATGGCGGGCGTCGTCGGGAAGGCGTTCTCTCCGCTGGTCGCGCAACAGGCGACCTCAGTCGACCGATACGGCGCAGCGATGACGGCGGAGTTCCGGAACATTATGCAGCGCGGGCTCCTCACTGGAGCGTCGAACGGGCAGGTCGTGGACGCGCTGGTCGGGCACGGCGGTCCGAAAGGACCGAAGGTATCCCTCGCGGCGCGCGTCGACCCGGCGACGGGAAAGGTCGTCCGGCTGCGCGAGGAGGACATTCCCGAGGGGCTGTTCGCCCGGAAGCGGTATTGGGCGCAGCGGCTCGTCCGGACTGAGATCGCGCACGCGCAGAACGAGGGACGGCTGCGGGCGATCGAGGAGGAGGCGAAGGACTTCCCGGACCTCGGGAAGAAGATCCTCGCGGTCCTCGACAATCGGACGGCGGCGGACTCGCTCTACGTCCACGGGCAGGTCCGGAAGGTCGATGAGCTATTCCAGGACGGCGCGGGTCGGCAGTATCTCCGACCTCCGGCGCGTCCGAACGATCGCGAGACGATCGTCCCGTGGCGACTGGAGTGGGCGGACACTCCCTACACGGAACCGGCGGACTCGGTCGACGTGGCGCAGGCGATCACGCAGGGCGAGACGGGCGAGTCGCGGCGGCTGATGATCGAGCAGGCGATAGAGCAGCACGAGGCGGCGGCTGCGCAGAACGTCCCGAAGCACAAGGAGCGCGTCGAGGCGCTGGTCGCGACGAAGACGGCGAGCGTGATCGCGAAGCAGCAGGCGGCGCAACAGACAGCGGCGGCGCTCGCGTTCCAGGCGGAGCAGGCGGCGCTCATGGCGACGCTGAAGGCGAAGGTCGCAGCGGAGCAGGCGGCGGCGCAGGCGGCGGCGGAGCAGGCGGCGCAGGCGGTCGCGACGGCGAAGGCGAAGGTCGAGGCGGACGCGCTCGCGGCGAAGAAGATCGAGGAGGCGAACGCTGCGGCGGCGGCGGCGATCGCTGCGGCGGCGAAGAAGGATCTCCAGACGCAGATCGAGCACTACAAAGCGATCGCGGGAATCAGCGACGCGGCGGAGACTGTGTCGAAGCTCACGGTCCTCGCAAAGACGAACCCGAAACTGTTCCTCGGGATGTATCAGGAGTTGTCAAAAGCGGGCGCTCCGCTCTCTGCGAAGGCGCAGGAGTACGTCACGCAAAAGTCCCACGTCAAAGCGATGAGCGAGTCGATCGCGAAAAAGCTCGGGCTCAAAATCCCGAAGGCGGCGGCTCCTCCGAAAGCGGCTCCGCCTCCTCCGCCTCCTCCGCCTCCTCCGCCTCCTGCTCCGACCGCTCCGACCGCTCCGAATTACGATCTCAAATTGGTGGGGTCGAACTACCTCGACATCCACGACCCGGCGACTGGAGCGAAGCTCGGGTATGTGCTGGTGGACGGGAGCGGTTACAAAGTCTCTCCTCCTCCGGGGCTCGGGGCTCCGATGGATTTCGCCGGTCGGCAGTCGTTGCCCTATGCCATCGAGTATGCGCTCGCGGTATCGAAGAAAATCCAGGCGAAGAAGGTCGCGGCTCCTCCTCCCGTGCCGGTCGCTGCGCCTCCGCCTGCGGCCCGGAGAGGTCGCGGCGCGGAGAAGTATCCATCGGGCTTTAAGCAATGGGTTCGTCCCGAGATAACGGGGAACCCGGAGCAGGAGTTGGAGCGTCGCTGGACGGACCGGCGCGCTGGAGTCGGAGTCGCAGCGGACGGCGACTGGATCGAGGGGCACAACGTCTCGGTCCAACAGGAGACGGACGAGAAAGGGAACGTGTTCCTGGTCGCGCGATTCAAGCTCTCCGGCGCGGCGAGTCTCGCGGCTCGGAAGCACATGTTCGCCATCCCGGAGCAGGAGGCGAGAGGCATGAGCGGGTGGAGTCGCTCGACCGAGGAGGCGGCGAAATTCCAGGCGTCGAAGACGGACGAAATGTCGGTTGTGCGATCGCGTAAGACGACCTCGCGACAGGAGGACGTTCCGCACATTGCGTCGATGAGTACGGTGTCCACGGGCGAGCGGGAGCCTGCGCATCGGTCCACTGTCTCGCTCATCACGGGAAAGGAGAACAGAGCGGACGCCTCGCTCGCGGCGATGCACAACGCTGTCGAGGTCCGCGTGAAAATGCCGAAGCCTGGAGAGTCGAGGTGGGAGCCGATCGCTGCGGCGGTCCAGTCGGCGTTCGGAGTCGACGTGCGCGAGAAGCCGAAGCCGAAGCAGCAACAGGCGGCGAGGCGCGCGGCTCTGATTGCGAAATTTGGTGAGGCATACGATCGGCAGGCTCTCGGGTCTGGTGACCTGCATGTCGGAAAGGCGTTTGAGCAGCGCGTGGAGGAGGTCTGGAGCAAACTAGACGAGCGGTTGAAGTCCGATCCGGCATCGCGCGCTCTCATGCTCGCGGCGGACAAGGACACGCGGCTGCGCGAGGTCGCTCCTGGTCGCGTCGGGTACTACTCGCAGGCGCTCGCGAACGAGGCGGTCGCGACACAGCGCGTTGTGTTCCACGACATCACGGAGGCGGACGATTTCCGCTATGAGCAGTTGTTCGCTCGGGCGGGAGGCTCCAACGCGGCGTCGTCGCTGCTCTCCTCGCGGGAGCGATACCAGCGCGGGATCTTCACCTCCGGCACGTCTACAGGGAAGGACTTCTACACAGGCGGAGCCGACTCGGTATTCACGCGGCTCGGGGTGCAGGTACGAGAGCAGCGGAATCGAATTCAGATCGACCCGGCGGAGCTAGGTCGGCTCGATCGCTACAGTTACAATTATGACAAGTACGGGCGCGTGCTCGCTCAAACGCAGCGCAGAGAGGAGCGGGAG